ATCGTCACCGAGGCCCAGGCCCTCCCCAGCACCGGCAGTGTCATAAATAACCCGGCGAACGGGTGGACACACCTGTCGGGGAACGGCAGCCCGCTCATTGGCAGCGGCCTGTGGTATTACGCGTTCTGGAAGCGGACGACGGCGGGCGAGACAATCTCCACCGGCGACTCCGGCGTATTCCAGGCGTACTCCCGCATCACCATCACCGGCGCCGTCAGTTCGGGTAACCCCATAAACGCGGTCGCCACGGGCGCGGCTGGTATGAGCGCCGCCGGTACGGTCATCGCCCCCGGTGTCACTACCACCGTCGCTGACTGCCTGATCGTCGGCGGTATCTGTAACCGCACCGACGCCACCGGCAATCAGTGGAACGGCACCATCACAAACGGGAACCTGGCGGGTCCGGCCGTGAGTTACGGCGCGGGCCAGGGGACCAATACGGGCGGCGGCTGCCAGCAGACCAACTGGAAGGGCGGCAAGGCGGCGGCCGGTGCGACCGGCAGCACGACCGCGGACAGCGGTGCCACTGCCGCCGTCGGTTCGCTCCAGTGGACCCTGGCGATAGCGCCGGAGTCGGCGGCCCCCGTCGATGGCCCGGTGTTGGACCTCCTGTGGGACACGCGCGCTGCCGTCAATGGCGCCGTGACCGACCTGGTGTGGGACACGCGCGCTGCCGTGAACGGCGGGGTGCTGGACCTCAAGTGGGACCTGCCCGCGCAGGTGAACAGCCCCGTACTGGACCTGCTGTGGGACCTCCGCGCTGCCGTCAGTGGTGGCGTTCTCGACCTGGTCTGGGATACACGCGCGCCGGTGAGCGCGGCGGCCCTCGACCTTACCTGGGACCTGCGGGCGGCTGCGAACGCCCCGGCCCTGGACCTGGTCTGGGACCTGATCGCCCAGGTGAACAGCTCGCCGCTGGACCTGACCTGGGACCTCCGGTCCCCGGTGAACGGCCCCGCGCTCGACTTTCTGTGGGACCTGCGCACTGCCGTCGATGGCCCCGTCCTGGACTCCGTGTGGGACCTTGCCGCCCAGGTGAGCGGCGCCCCGCTCGACCTGGTCTGGGACACCAGGGCTGCTGTGGCCGCTGGCGCGCTCGACCTGCTGTGGGACCTGCGGTCGGTGGTGAACGGCCCGTCGCTCGAGGCGGTGTGGGACCTCCGTGCCGCGGTGAACGGCAACGCCCTGGACCTGGTCTGGGATGTGCCGGTCGGCGTGAATGCCGGGGCGCTCGACCTGGTCTGGGACCTCCGAGCTGCGGTGAACGCGGCCGCGCTCGACCTGGTGTGGGACATGCGCGCCCACGTCGATGGGCCGGTCCTGGAGTCGCTGTGGGACCTCCGCGCCGTCGTAAACGGCCCGGTCCTCGAGGCGATATGGGACGTTCTGACGCCCGTCAGCGGCCCGGCGCTGGACCTGACCTGGGACGTGCGAAACGCCGTCCAGGGGCCTGCGCTGGACCTCCTGTGGGACACCAGGGCTGCCGCCGACGCCCCGCCGCTCGAGCTGCGCTGGGACCTGCGGGCGCTCGTGAACAGCTCGCCCCTGATCGTCCTCTGGGACATCGAGGGCCAGGGCATAGGCGCCGTGAATGGTCCCGTGCTGCGACTGCCGTGGGACATGGCCGCCCAGGTGGCGGGCACCCCCCTGGACTTGAAGTGGGACACGCGCGCGGAAGTGGCGCGGGCGCTGTCAATGCTGTGGGACATCCGTGTCCCAGTGGATGGGCAGGGCCTCGACCTGGCCTGGGACATCCGCGGTGCTGTAAACGCTGACCCGCTCGAGCTGCGCTGGGACCTGGTCGGCTCAGTGGCCGCCCTGTTGCGGTTGCGGTGGGCCATCGAGGGCGCCCCCGGCACCCTGCCGCCCGGCGTGTTCCGTGAAGCGCGGGCCATCCGCCGGGGGCAGGCCAAGCCCGGCCGCCGCGGTATTCTCGAGTCGCTGGGCCGTCGTTCCCTGAGACCAAACCCCCGTACCCCCGGAAGGGCTGACTAAATGGCTTTCGTTCACTCGTTCGAGTTCACACCCCCGCCCCGATACGACGCCGTCCCCTGGTCGGCGGTGCGCGTCGAGGTGCGCGATGGCGACACCTGGGACGAGGTGGAGACCATCGACCTCGAGGGCAGCCAGGTGGACCCGGCGGGCCTGGACAGTGACCCCACGGCGCCGAACGCCCGGCGTATCACGACCCAGGAGGCCCCGGCGGCCACCGGCTACTTCCGCGTCGTGTGGCTGGACTCCGACCTGGACGAGTCCCCGCCCTCCTCCTCGGTGCTGTCCCCCGGCGAGCTGACGGCGTACCTGACGCTCGAGGAGCTGAAAGCCACCCTGTCCCTGACCGACACCGACACCTTCGCTGACCCCGACCTGGTCCTGGCCTTGAACGCTGCCTCCCGCATGATCGACGGCGACTGCCGCCGCCGTTTCTACCGGGACACCGAGGCGTCCGAGCGCGTGTACCTGAGCGGGGACGACCAGGTGGCCATCGACGACTTGGTCCAGCTCGACCTGGTGGAGTTCGACACCGCCTCCGGCCTCGAGTTCGCCGAGTACTCCGGCGGGTCCCTGGACTACCGGGTGGGGCCGCCGAACGCGGCCGCCGACGGCAGGCCGTACGAGTGGCTGGACGCCTGGACGGGCTACTTCCCCCGCGGCCGGGTCCGCGTGACGGGTATCTGGGGCTGGCCCGAGGTGCCCGCCGCGGTGAAAGAGGCCACCGGCATCCTGGCGGCCCGCCTGTTGAAGCGTGCCCGGGAGGCCCCCCTGGGGCTGGCGTCGGTCGGCGCCGAGGGCATCAGTAACCGGATTTCGCGCACGGACCCCGACCTCGCCGCCCTGGTGGCCCAGTATCGCAAGGACCGCTCCGGCTCCGTTTCAATCCGATGACGACGTACGACGCTGACTTTTTCGAGGCCATGCGGGTGTACGCGCAGGACAGCGCGGCTGCCATGGTGCCGACCCTGTACGACTTGCTCGAGCCGGGCACGGTGGTCGATGTGGGATGTGGCGAGGGCTGGTGGGGCAAGGCGTTCGCCGACCGCGGGGCCGACGTGCTGTACGTGGACGGCTTGTGGGCTGGCTGCGAGGAAAATAACTTCATACCGCGCGACCTGGAAAAGCAGGAGCTGGCCCTGGACGACCGCATGGACTTGGCCGTTTGCCTCGAGGTCGCCGAACACCTGTCGCCGGAACGGGCCGACTCGTTCGTGTCTGAGCTGTGCGCGGCGGCGCCCACTGTCCTATTCAGTGCCGCCGTCCCCGGCCAGGGCGGACACGGCCACGTGAACGAGCAGTGGCCCCGCTACTGGGCCGAGCGGTTCGAGCAGCACGGGTACGCCGTCTCCGGTGAGCTGCGGTGGATGTTCTGGAATGACGACCGCATCGCCTACTGGTACCGGCAGAACCTCCTAATCGCCTCCACTGACATCGAGGTGGATGTCGATGGGACCCCCGGCGTCGTTCACCCCGTCGGCTGGGCCTGGCACTACGGCCCCGAGCAGTTGTGAACGTCCGGCTGATCGTCCCCCGCCGTGGGGACATGGGCTGGCGCGACAAGCTGTGGAAGTTCTGTCGGGAGTACTGGCAGCGCGAACGCCCGGAGTGGGAGGTCGTCGAGGGCGACCACACCGGCGGCCACTTCAACCGCTCGGCGGCGATAAACCTGGCGGCGGAGGGCCGCTGGGACGTGGGCGTCATCCTGGACGCCGACACGCTGCTCGACGTGGACCAGGTGGAGGCGGGCATCGTTCGCGCCGCCCGCACCGGACGCCTGATCCTCCCGTTCGAGGAGCGGGCGATGTTGAACCGGCAGGGCACCCAGCACATCCTCCGTGGCGGCACCGGCCGCTGGGAGAGGTGGGAGCTGGGGCGCCAGACCCTCGACGACGCGTACGAGTACATCAGCGGGTGCCAGGTGGTCCCCCGCGTGCTGTTCGACCGGGTCCGCGGATTCGACGAGCGGTTCGAAGGCTGGGGCGGCGAGGACGACGCGTTCCACGCGGCCTGTCTCGCCGGTGGCGGGTACGACCCCAAATCAGACCGCCTCCCCGGCACGGCATGGCACCTGTGGCATAGGACCAGCCCGGCGGCGAACACGCGCTCGACGACGTGGAAGCTGGCCAGGGGGCTGGCTGACCGCTACATCGACGCCCAGGGCGACTGGGGGCGCATGGAGGCCCTCCTGGCGGAGGACCGCGGGGCCGACCAGATCGTCATCGTGTGCCTGACCACCGGCGACCGGGACACGCTCGAGCGGACCATCGAGTCCGCCGACAAGAAACTGCGCGGCCGCATCGGTCGCAAGCTGCTGGCCGTGGACGCTCCACGCACCGACCTCGAGTTCCCCGGCTGGGACATTGTCCCCATGGGGAGGTCGAAGGGCTACGCGGTGGCGACCGGCCGGGCGTACGAGCTGGCGATGGGGTCCGGCCAGCCCTGGATATTCTGGCTCGAGGACGATTTCGAGTTCCCCAAACGAGTGGACCTGGACGCCATGCGCCGGACGCTCGAGGAGAACAGCCACCTGGCCCAGCTCACCCTGCTGCGCCAGCCCTGGTACGAGAACGAAATCGAGGCCGGTGGCATCATCGAGGCGGCGCCGCGGAAGTTCTCCCAGCGCGATGGCTACGTCCAGCACCGGGCCTACTGGGCGCAAAACCCCATGATGGTCCACCGGGCGTTCGTCGCCGAGAACCCCTGGCCCCAGCGGGCGAACGCCGAGCTGGCCCACGGGCGGCGCGTGTTCCGGGACAACCGCGTGTTCGGCGGCATCGTCGGCAAGATCGGGGACCCGCCGCGCTGTATCCACCTGGGCACCGACCGCGCGGGGTTCCGGTACTGATGGTCAGCGCGACCGTGATGGCCCACCCCGACCGGGAGGACGCGGCCAAGCGCATCGCGCAGGAGCTGGACTGTGGCATCACCTGGGACGAGCGGAACCGGGAGTGGGATACGGCCAGGCGGGCGCTCCTGGCGTATCCGGCCGAGGCCACCCACCACCTGGTCATCCAGGACGATGCCGTCCTGTGCCGGGACCTGGAGCTGGTGCTGCCGGACCTGGCGCTCGAGGGCAGCCCCGTGTGCCTCTACACCGGCGCCCCCCATCCGAAAGGTGAGCATTTCGGCCCGGCCATGCGGGACGCTCGAGCGCAGGGCGTGAACTGGCTGGCGGGGCGGACCCCCCTGTGGGGTGTCGCCGTCCTGTACCCCACCGAACACCTCCCTGAGCTGGTGTCCTGGGGCGACGCGCACCCCATGTACCACGGCTCCGACTCCCGGGCCTCCAAGTGGTACGACGCCCAGGGCATCGACCGCTGGTACACGGTGCCGTCCCTGGTCGAACACGAGGACGGCCGGTCGCTGCTGGGGCACTGCCGCACCGCTCGCCGGGCCTGGAGCTTCATAGGGCGCGACGCCTCGGCCCTGGACGTGGACTGGCGAGACCGCACCGCCATCCAGCTCACCGAGATATTCAACCGCGGCGGTAAGGACACCATCGCGTACCGCAACACTTCGCGCCTCGACCGCTTACGAAACGACCCCGACTGGAGACGAGTATGGCCACGCTGAATGAAATCCGCGACGCCATGGCCGAGGCCATCGAGACCGACGGCTGGCAGGTGTCGGCGTTCCCACTGGCGAACCCCACCAGCCCGGCGCTCGAGGTCGGCCGCCGGTCGGCGCTCCAGTACGACAAGGCGTTCCAGCGTGGACATGACCGCTGGCAGTTCGTCGTCCGGGCGCTGGTGGCCTTCACCACCGACGTGGGCGCTCAGCGGCGCCTGTCGGAGCTGGTGGGGCCGGAGGGAATCAAGGCCATGCTGGAGGACGACCGCCAGCTCGGCGACCTGGTGGAGGACCTCCACGTGACCGAGGTCAGCGGGGACAGCGTGTACCCCCGCGGCGGCACCGACTACATCGGCTGTGAGTGGACCGTCGTAGTCATCGCCCCGGGCAGCTAAGACTTGACGCGGGAGGCCCGCGTGAGACCGGCCACCGGCCGGATGTAAACGGGCACCGAAAGGTGCCACACCCCAACATAGGAGGTACCCAGTGGGTAAGCATGTCCTACTGAATCCGACGGTGGAAGTGGACGGCGTGGACCTGTCGAACCATTTCTCGAGCATCGAGGTCGTCTCGGAAAAGGACGAGCGCGATGTGACCGGGTTCAAGTCCGCATACAAGGAAATCGCCCTGGGACTGGGCGACGGCTCGTTCAACGGCGAGGTGTTCCAGGACTACGACGCGGGCAGCGTGGACGCCACTCTGTGGCCTCTCCACGATACCGGCGAGACGTTCCCGGTCACCGTCACGAACGAGGACGGCACGGTCGAGTACGCCATGACCGCCGTTCTCCCGTCGTTCAACCCGCTGAGCGGCAGCGTCGGCGAGGAGAATCAGACCTCGGTCACGTTCCGCAACGCGTCCCAGGACGGCATCGTCCGCACCGAGCTGTCCACCTGATCCATGCCAGCTCCTAACGCCGGAATCCGTATTCGAGGGCTGCGCGACTTCCAGCGCGGCCTCCAGAAAGCGGACAAACGGCTGGCGCGGTTCGTTCGTGTTGGCCTGCGAGGATTGGCCGAGCCTGTCGCTGACA